CGCCATTTAATATACCTTCACACTTATGATCGACTGTTTTATGCTCATAAAGAGTTTCATCGCAGAACCTGCAACGAAATATTCTAGGCTCTACAAAGTTATTTTGAGCTGTACCACCTATAGCAACATCTTCATCTACCGGTATATAGTCGGTAATTACTTCTGGACGTTGGTAGATCTCTGGTGGAAATGGGCCTTTTGGGTAGCCTGCAGTCTTAGGTACCGCATGACCTTGTTTAGTTATTACCCTCTGTATGCGCACTATTCAGCCTTTGCCGTCTTCTTTACACGCTTAGGCTTAACTTCTTCTACAACAGGAATCATGATTCTTTCAGCACGCTTTACGAAGTCTGGAAGTGACTTCTTGTTGTATTGCACAGGCAAATGGTGGTCACAAAAGTGCTGAATAGCCGCCCAGGTGCTATCAATCCTATATTCAGCCGGATTGTGGCAATTATCACATTTTGACATATATTACCCTTTCAACGGTAAGATATTAGTATCTCACACTTCTACGTTGCTTGAGCCCTGTATTTACTGGTAGAATATTAATTAGAGGGGTAAAAGCCTCGACACTAACAACGAAACAAAAAGAGTTGCAACTAGCCTGGCAGACAGACGCTGGGCTGTTTTTATCCAAGTGACAGTTGGGTAAAGATTCGGGTTGGCTCTCTAGCCTAGGAGATAGTGTGAATTTATATGACAAAAGGAATTATCTAGTAATAGGACTCGTAATACTTCTGTCCTTTGGGAACCTTATATCTGCGCCTGCTAGGGCAGCGGCTCCCGTAATAGGAAAGTGCCTAACCCCGCTAGGGGAATACAAATTAGCTAAAAAACTAAACCCAAAACAGCTTTACCAGGTATTGCAGTTTGCTGGGTTTAAGGGTCATTCCCTTAAGGTAGCTTGGGCTGTGGCCATGAAAGAAACTCATGGAAACCCTGTAGCACACAACTTTAGCAATACGACTCAAGACGACTCCTATGGGGTCTTCCAGATTAACCTTTACGGGGCTTTAAAGGGCCGTGTGAAGGCTTTTGGACTTAAGTCAGCTAAAGACCTTACAGATCCGATTACAAACGCTCAGATCGCCTACAGAATGAGTTCTGGGGGTACTAATTGGTCACCTTGGCACGCTAACCCAGGTGAGCGTGATCACTGGCTAGTTCAGCAGTGGATGAAACTCTGTCCTAAAACAATCTAGGACTTCTTACCAGCTCTGCGCCTGTTCTCTTTAGCGGTATTCTTACCGTGCTTGAGTGGGCGCAGATTGCTGGCGGAATCATTATCATGATTGTTATCTTTATGATCTACGTCAGTGCCCTTAGGTAGCTTGCCGTGCTTCTTCTCGTACTTAGCCTTGGCAGCGTTCTTTGAAGTAGTGTGCCACTTACCGTCTTTCTTATAATGCTCAACAATAATTTTGCGGCCGCCATTAGCGGCAGACCCTTTATATTCTTTACCGCCAGCTACTTCTTTTTTCTTAGTTGCCATTAGTAATCTCCTGACAATTGTTTTTCAACACATTTTGGACAATCTCTAACAGGTGCGTTTTCTCCAACAGATCCTAAGTATTCAGATTTATTTGGGTCTTTGTCAACAGTTCCACAAAGAGCCGGATGCGTATGTGGTGTTGTACCGGCTTTCCAAAAATGAGCATAGTTTAGGCTATCATCGTCTCCGGTAGCATTATCCGGTTTAGGTAACGTTTCATGCTCAGTATTACCTACTTCAAAATCCGTGTTGTTGCGACCCATTACTTTTTCTTCTTGCCTTTATTCTTATTAGAGATAGCAGCAGCCTTCTTCTTAGCATCAGCTTTAGAAGATGCACCCCAAGCCTGTAGTGACAAGAGTAGGCGAGTTGGCTCGCCATTTGGCTTGTGCTCAGGGCCAGGAGCGTTGCCCATACGTGCTAAGAATGATGCACGACGTGGGTTATCACCAGACTTAACTGGTGCCTTAAGGTTATGACCTTCTGCCTTAGCAGAAGCGCGACCCTTAGCATTTAATCCGCCCTTAGGGTTCTGACCCTCTTTGCGTGTCCACGCAGCGGACTTGTGATGTTCTTTCTTTTCAGCCATTTACTTTTTCTTCTTTCTTGCTACTGCAATATTGTCTACCGCATTTGGATATGGACGACCTGCTGCTTTAGCACGTGCTTTAGCTGCAGCTTTTTGTGAATCGCTTAATTTACTATGTTTTCCGCCGTCTGGATCTTTCTTTTTCCACACTGGGGTTGCTTTGGCCATTACTGTAAGTCCCTTCGATCACTCCATGAATCTTTAGAAGAATCATAGCACTTATGACGCTGAGCTTCTGCAGCCCCAGAATTAATAGCTTGCTGCCCACCAATGCGAGTTGCGTGCCAACCACAGGACATCCCATCTGCACCGTTGCAGGTCCACCTATGTACAGCTTTACCGTTTAACTCGCCATCACGGCTATAGTTAGTAAAGTTTGGCTCTGGAGGTGTTCCGCTTTGTTGTGCTGGGCGCTTTTTTTTAGCCATTAGTTTGATGACTCCCCGCTTGCTCCACGACCTGGACGACCTACCGGAATAGGGGCATCCGGATCTTTCATGTAAGGTAATCCAGTAAGGTACTCGGCAGCTTCACGTGCGTTGTGACGCAAGTTCTTAGCCATCTTATTACCCTTAGGATAGTGTGATTGAAAGATTTTGTTGAGGGACATTACTCAGCCTCAGAAGTCTCTCCACGCATCTTTGCAATAATTGCCTCAAGCTGCTTACCAGATCGGTTATCACGCATTTCACCAATAATTCTCTGACCGGCAGGAGTTGTAGGGGAAACTCCTCGTAGAGATACTGGAGCCTCTGAAGCCTTAGCAATACCTGATGGTGCGGGTACTGGGTTGCGAGGCTTTTCTGCAGCTTTGGTGTTAGAACCTTCAGTAGCCTGCCTAACAACTTCTGAATCTTGTGATTCAACATTTCCAAGCAAACGAGGATCCAAGAATCCCCATTGTTCTCCGCTACGGCGGAAACGCTTTCCTGTTGATGAGTCAATGCCACCATTGTTTTGGGAAGCTTCCCTGCGCTTTTGCTCTTCTTCACGCTCTTCAGCACCAAAGTCAAGCATAGGTTGTGCAGGTCCCTTATCAGGATTATCTTCAAGATAAATGCGGCTAAACTTACGGGCTTCAGCCGCAGTCATAGTAGGCTTAACTTCATCAGTCTCTCTTAATTTTGCCAGTTCAGCTTCAGCTTCAGCTCTTGTATCGCGGGAGTTTGAAATTGTACCTGCTGCTGGACCATATACATTTTCTTTTTCTGTAGCTCCACGCTTAAGAAGACGCATAGGACCAGGAACAATTTCTTGTCCCATACCAGGAAGAGTCCACTGATGAGCACCCATGTGTTTTGGTGTTAATGGGGTATCCCAACCTTGCATTCCAGGACTTGCAGGAGTAGCACGAGTCTCTCCTTGTACAATATCTCCCGCTTCATTTCTAACTGCTTCTTGTGCCTCTTGTGCGGGGAACCCAGAAGTTACCGCTGGTCCTGGCACATCTGAACCTAAACCATGTACAGGAGTAAATGAGGCAAGCAACGATTGCTGACGTGCTCCACGAGGAGCATTAGTTGTGCGACCACGAACAAATAAAGGCTTCTGACCCGGACGTCCAACCTTAGGTGCCTTTGGAAGTGGGTTTCCTGACGCATCTACATAGAATGATGGTGCCTCTTCAGGCTTAAAGTCTTCAGCGTTACCTCTAGTAGGACCCTTAGTAAGTGATGGGTCTTGATTAGCAATAGCTTCAGATGTATCAAGATTTTGCTCTGCTGTTCCAGCTACTACTTCTTTTCCTGGCTGGAAGGCTTCAGAACCTTCTGTACGAGTAGATTCTAGTGGCATAGAAAGGCGACCAAAGCTAGCATCTCTTCCTACAATTCCTGTACCTGTTACTGGTCCGCCACCTACAGTAGTAGCCATTTGTTGAGAGACAAGATGGTTAATGTCTTTAATGACATTTTTTCCACGGCCTTTGCGCTTGTATACAGTCGCGTCTTCAGCTGGTTCAGAAGTAGTTACTGTTGTCTCCTGAGGAGTAGTCTCTACCTGCTCTGGTTCAGCAAGTGGAAGTCCTGTGCTTGGATTAGTAACACGTGTTTGTGAAATGCGTGCGGGCGCAGCAGGTGCTCCAGCGCTTGCAGCGTGGATCTCTGCCATAGCGCGAGTTGCTTCTGCAATCTGTGCGCGGCTCTGTTTAGAACCTACTGGGATTGATTCTCTAGCCTGAGCAACAGTATAGTCGTAAGCCGGAATTGCTTTAGTACCTTCAGCCGCACCAGAAAGAGCAACTTGACCTTGATAACGCCAAGTACCACGAACACCTGATGGGCTTGTTCCTTCTGGAACCTTTGTATCAAAAGTCTTTGTCCAACCAATATGTGTAGGAATTGTTGTACGCATCTTTCCAGAAGCGTCTTTATAAACAGATGTATTAGTTCCCTTTGATGCAATTAGAGCTGGGGCGCCTTCTCTGCGTCCCGCAACGTCAAGCTCATCAAGTCTAGGATCTTTTCCATATGAAGGCATACCATGTTTTTCCCAATCAGCAATTGGGTGCTCTTCGCCTGTTTCAGGATGGATAAATGTATCTGCAGGATGCAAGTGCTGAGCACCAAAATCAACTGGTCGAGAGGAATCAATACGATCTTGTAGCAAAGCATGCTTGCCTTCTACAGCATCATATTCAGTCATATTCATTTTTTTAGCATATGACTTAACATCATCAACACTTTCACCAGCAGCTTGCAAACGAGCTAGACGCTCGTAGTGTCCGCCTTTATGATCATAAGGAGATGCAAAATCTTCATCTCCAGACAATCCTGCAAGACGGTTTGCCTTACCTGGGTTATTTTCAAAGTCTAATGAGTATAGGCGATGAGCCATTGCAATATGCGATGGAACTTCCATCTTACCGTATACAGGGTGGTTAATCTCTTCTCTTTCTACACCCTCTTCAAGTCCAGAGATACCCATGCCTGAAGCAATACGCTCTTCACGGTTTGACTCAACCTCAGCAGATGCTGGTTGTGCACGATTTCCTCGGATAGCGCCTGTTGGTGCAGGAGTAAAGATACCGGCTTTAGTTCCCTGAATCCAGCTTGAGCCTTTTGGCTGATCTACTTCAGCAGCTGGAACGTCTACTGGTACAAAGTTAGGAGTAGGAGCAGGTGCTGCTGGGCCTTGAGCACGAAGATTTCTTAATCCTTTTACATCAAGTCCTGCGGCTTCAGCATCAGCACGCTCTTGCTCAGCAGGAGTCTTTTCACGATTAGACTCTGCAACAATAGCGGCATCTGCTTTTCGCTGCGCAGCAGCCTCACGACGTGCTGCTTTACCCTTTTCTGACTTACCCACATCAGATTTAATAGTTTCTTTAACAGCTGCCTTATCTTCTTCAGACATTTCCTTAGACTCTAAAGGTAGCTTATATGTAGGGGTCTCTACACGTTCACCAGCAACAATACCTGTTCTAGGGGTTTCAGAGAAGCTTAGATCTACAGGAGCTTCTTCACGTGGAGAAATTCCCGCAGTAGCTGCAGCAGTATCTTCTGCAAACTTCTGGCTAGCGGCACGCTTTCTAGCGGCACGCTCTTGCTTTACCTTAGGATTATTCCTATTTACCTTTTTACCACGAGCTGACATTATTACTCCCCTACCTTATTAGCATTTGCAATATCTGATGAGATGCTCTGTGATGATAGAGCAGTTGTTGTAGATGTATCTTTTTTAGGCGTAGCAGCGCTCTTCTTACGAGACCTTGTAGCCTTTACAGGCTGATCTGGACCAGTATCTGCAGTTGGACCTGGAGGTGTTGGAGGAGCTGGAGGTGTTGGAGGAGTATCGTCGTGATCGTCGGTAAATGATGAGTCATCGTTAGAACGACTTGTATCCATAGCATCTTCTGGGTTAGCAGTAGGGTTAGCATTTGCAGGTTTCTCTGTTGGCTTGATACGACCAACACGTGACTGACCAAGTTGCTGAAAGTCTTTGCCGCCTACTAGGAATGGATCAATGTCTCCAATACCGGCAGCTGTACGCTCTTCTGGAGAAAGGTGTGAATGGATATCATTTGTTAACTTTTTGTAGTGCTCTCTACGATTTTCCATATCGGTATTCTCAGCTTCAGAGGTGATGCCCGCTTTAGCAGCGTGAGCAACAATCTCTCCGATAGTACGTTGACGAATAAGATCAGATGAATATTCATGGTTGATTGCAGCACGATGTGCCTGTGCAATTCCGCCAATAATCTTTCCAGCTAGGCTGCCACCACGACGGCCGCCTCCTTCGCTTGGCTTAACCACATTGCTGAAATAAGGGTTGTAATTTGGCATATTAATCCTGATCTTCCTCTGGTATACCCAGAAGTCTAGCAACTCCGCCCTGTTCTGTAAGGACATCAGAGTGTTTATTATAATGGTGGTTGCAAAAAGCTAAATCCCCGTAGGGCATGGTTACTACCAGGACCGCTCTGGCTGAACAGCCGTCACATTGGACCCGCTGCTGCTCCTGCTCCGCTAGAAGTGGCTGAGGCGGGTTCGCTAGACTCGGCATTTTCATTCTCCTGACCAGTAGGTGCGTCCATATCGACGCCTGTATAGGTGCTCAACATTCCATCTCCTACGCCCCACAAAGAATTGTACCAGCTCTTAGCTGCGGGTAGAAGGGTGCCTTCAAGACGGCCAACTGTAGCAACGTCCCTCATAGGGTACTGATGCTGATGTTTCTTAGGATGTGCCATAGGTTTATTCTCCCACTAAAGCAAAAAGCCGGGAGCGTTAACTCCCGGCTCTTTTCTATCTGCTATTAAGCAAATGGTGTGATTGTGATTGCAGCGCCTGCGGCTGTTGAGGCAGTTCCAGCAGCAATGCTCTGTGTCTTGATGGTTCCAGTGGTTCCCTTGACTGTTGGGGTACCTGTTGGAGAAGCCACAGCGATGGCGGTTGTGGCGTTAGATACGAACGATACAGTGTTTGTAGCGTTTGCGGTAACTGTCCAAGTACCGTTGAGTTCTGTAGTTGTTGCGTCTGCAAGACCAGCGATTGTGATCTTAGTACCGACTGGGAAGGCTGCGCCTGCGCCAGTAGCGGTTACAGTTGCGGTTGAAGAGCTAGCTGTACGGGCAGCAGCTGTGATTGCAATTGCTGTGTTTGTAGCAGCTGTAGCAGTTGTGATAACGAACTCACCGGCACCGAGTACTGCCTGAGCATTTGCGGTTGTAGCGCCAAGAACGTTTGGAACTGTTACATAAGCAGTTGAACCTACATATGCGCCGTCAGAATCAGCAGCGCCAGCACCAAGCTGTGCAACGCCATACTGACCTGTAAGTGATACTCCTGAACCAGCTGAGTTAGTTACTGTGAACTGATAAGCAGTAGCTGACGCGATAGTTGCATTTGTAAGGTTGAATGCAGAGTTTGTAAGGCCTGTGATAGTTACGTTCTGACCAACGAGTGAAGCCGGTACAAAACCAACTGATTGAGCTGTGTAGGTGATTGTTGTACCATCTCCCTTAACAGCTGTAACGTGGAGCTTTGCATCGGCGGCAGTAAATGATGGGAAACCTGAGTAGTTAGACTCAATGATTTCGTGGTAACCCTTTGTGTAGTCAACAGTTGCTGAAGCTACAGTTCCGGTGTTAGACCATTGTGCATTTCCTGTAACACCGTAAGTAACTGTTGCTTCTGGGATAACTGTCGCAGTAGCAGAAAGACCTGTTAGTGATGCTGAGAGGTTGCTGTAGATGCAGAATGTTGTTGAGCTTGGTACAGAGTGGATATTAGCGTTTACGAAGTTAAGAGGATTTCCGAGAGATCCAACAGCTCCGACAACAGCGTTTGGAATACCAGCAATGTTTACATTCTGTCCCTGTGTAAATCCATGGGCAGATGATGTAGTAAATGTAACATAGCCTGTATAAGCTGTGCTGTCTGCAGCAGTTACTGATGCAGTAGTTGTTACGGTACGGCTATCGTTTGGCTGAAGTGCGAGGTTCTTCCATACAAAATCAACTGCAACGTTTCCAGTTGATGTAGTACTTGTGACGTTATTCAACATTGCGTTTGCGTATGTTGCTGAGGTTGTTGTAACAGTTGCGCTGGTATTTCCCACCTTTGGGTTACCAGAATAGACTGTCCATGACTCGAGGGCATTACCTTCGATATTTGTTGCCATTGTTGTCTTTTCCTATCTAGAGAGGGTTAAAGTCCCGGTGCACTTAGGGACAGGAGAAATCTTAACAAAGATTAGGCTTCCTGTACGTATGTATGAATCTCTCCACCGGAGTAAATGTCGTGCTTTATGGCCGCTTCTATGGCTTTATATACAGCTTTCTCTGCTGCTTCGGGGGATTTGAGCTTCTGGTAGTTTAAAATCTCTAAAGCACCTAGCGCGATGTCCCCACCACTACCAGAATAGTAAACATTGCGAGCTTCACGATCCCAAGAGTAATCTTCAAAGATCGGATAGATTACGCCGCGTATAGCCACAATAAGGCTTGAGTCATGCCCAGCAGCAGAACCATCATCCTTACCTTCATACCCAGCATCTTGAAAAGCTTTACGTAGGGAAGGAATGAACTTAGTAGTCATAAAAACATCTAGATCTTCATTAGCGCGAGGTTTTGGAGCTTTCCATCCAAATTGTGCGATATTTCCACCGCGGGATGCTCCAGAGACGGCAATAAGCGCTCCGTTATTTTCTACGATCTTATGAGTAGCAAGATCCATGTAACGGCCGCCTTCATCGGATGCACGTGAGTCACATCCTATTACGGACCATCCATCACCTTGAATTGCGGCAAGCGTTGTCATTAGAACCCTCTCGGTATGTACAGTAAGGATACCAGACTAGTCGACAGTTCCCTGTTCAAAGTGCTGCTCAGAGGTCTGAGGCGGTTGCCCATTTACCCCAAAGTCTTCCCATCCGCCCCCGTTATACCCGGACAGCTCTGTATAGATGTAGCTATGGGTGGAGGTGTAATTCTGATAGTTAGCCCAAGTATCTGCATCTACACCTGGGTAACCGATCATGTGATCATCACGCATCTTTATTGCTAGGTATTGAAGCTCTCGGTTGTAACCGATCTTCTGAGCACGGGCATCTCCATGACCACTAGTCTTAGCAGGATTGATAACTTCATATCCTGGACCAAAGTCTGCATCTACGCCAGAACGGCTAATGCGGTTGTGAAGAGCCTGATGAGCAGGGGTCAAGTTATCTAGACCATCATTACGAGATCTAAAGTTAGCTACAGCTTGACGATATCCATCAGGATCAGATTCACGAAGAGATAGTTGTGCCTCGTTAGGGATTAAAGAGTTGAGGCCATATGGGTCATTTGCCCTTCTCTCAGCCTCAGAAGATATCTGGGCAGCAGAAGGACCGGGAGCTGAGTTAATCTCATTCAGCCCTCTACCTAAACCACGCCTTCTACCTGCCATGATCTAATACTACTCTTTGCCAGCCCAGCCGCCACCCTTAAAATGTGTGGGTGTGGCTTGCCAAACGCGGGACATGGTTGAATTACACCCGGTACACATAGGTTGCGACTCTTCATCAAATGAACGGGTAACCTCTATTTGGGACCCACAACTATCACACTTATAGTCGTATCTAGGCATTATTTGCACCTCGCACACTTGGTATCAACTCGTACTTCTCCATGGCTAACCCAGCTCATGCGACCGCAATGGGTGCAGCGGACGTGTACAACGCCTCTCTGCATATCCTCTTTACGTTCTTTTTGTGCATGGGGCGAGGCAAAGACCAACCATCCCCAGCTCAGCAACATGCCTGCCAGAACTCCTAATGTAAACATATCTGCCCTCTTTCGCGCGGGATCCGGTGTATTTCCTAGTCGTGCATCTGTTGGTCCCAGTACGGGATACCATCTTTGTCATAGTCGTTGAGCTTCTCTAGTAGCTCTGCGTTCTCTGACATAGTTCTCTTGATCGACTCTGCAAGGCGCTTATCCTTACGAGCATCCTCTATCGCTTCAATTGCTTCTTCGTTATTCATAATCATCTTCTCTGCCTAGCCAATAAAAGACCTGTAAGCCCAATGCGCCTTAGAGTGCTACGGCGTTAGGGAGATTGCTCTCGATCGCCAGCTTCTAACTAGATTGCGGTACTTACAGGTCTGTTAATTAATATTCTACCACAAATTACTTGATCTTGATGACCTTTGGCTGCAATTCAGCGGGTAGCTCTTGTTCTAATGTGATTCTTAGCAATCCATCCTTAAGCTCTGCTCCCTTGACTACTACATACTCCGCTAATACGAAGTCCTGCTTGAAGTCACGGGTAGCGATTCCCTTATGGATAGCGACCTCCTCAGATGCCTCTAAACGGCCTTCTACGGTCAACTGGAGCTCTTTTACAGTGATGGTAATGTCATCCTTACCAAAACCAGCTACAGCTAGCTCTAGGACGTATGTATCCTTATCTTTGTAGATGTTGTATGGAGGATACCCGCCAGTTTTAGCACCAGTAGAGACTTGTTTGAACATCTCTAGTAGTGGATCGAATCCGATAGCCCAACGATTGAATTGAGGAAAGAGGCTTGTGATTGTGATTTCAGGAACTGCCGTATTTCCAGGCTTGTAAGGCTTGTCAAATGGGCTTGGATACCGGTCTGAATACGGATCTCTATGTGGATGCCCGCTATTTGTATATGGTGATGCCATGATTTATCTCCTTAGACGATAAATTAGTTGTTAAGAGCCTCGATTTGAGCGCTCTAAGTAATATTTTATCATGTTCCCGCCCTTTTTTCAACGTACTTACGCTAATTATGATCATAGTTCCCCCATTTCCCGCCCATTTTTCACCAAACTATGATCAGAATCACACATTTGGGATAAATCGGACATAGATCTCCCCGCTACCCGGGCCACTGTCTACTCCACCAAAGTCCCAACCCTTCGTGTGCTCTGCTGGACAAACGGGATAAAAGGGATTTAAGGGTGGGGGAGGGTAAAAGCGACAAATACAATAAGAGTACGGACAGCCCGAAGGAATAGGGAGAGAACCCTGCTACCTAGCAGATAGTATCGCCCTAAGTGGATAGGCAAACCTCTCTGTGTAGCCCGTAGCCCTAGCCCTTTAGGGGTAGTGCGTCATAGCACACTAGGGCACGGGTAATACCCCCACGACTATCTGTCGTGGTACTGAAAGGTAGTAAAATGTCTACAAAGACACTTACTCTCGCAACCGCGAAAGCGGTTATTTCACACACAGAGGATACTGAGTACTCCATCACGGCCTTCATTGGCTTGTTTGCTGGTGGCGTTGCTCTCTCCTCTATCTACACAGGTGGCAAGTACAAGCGTGCCATCAATGCTTCCCGCGTGTTTGGCGGCTATCTCTCAGGTGCTCTGAAGATAGACCCTTCCGATTGGGAAGACCTTCAGCAGACTTTCTTCAAGAATCCTGAAGGCTGTGCTGCTGTCATCGCTACCGGCGGTGATGTTCTTGCGGGTCTTAACAACCTCAAGAAGAAGGTTGATGCTGCTGCTGCCGATAATGTGGCAGAACGCCGTGCCAACGGCAAAGCACACGCTGCTGCGCTTTCTTCTATGAAGCGTGCGCGTGAAGCCTACATCAAGGCAGGTCTTCCTGCTGATGTAGAAGGTCTTGAGAAGGAGATTGAGTCACTAATCTCCCTTCTTGAGGAAGTACGGGCTAATACAGAGAAGGTAGCCGCCTAATCTGTGCCCGTAGTGGGGGAGCCAGAGGAAACTCTGGCTCTCTTGCTATGTGCATAGATACTATGTACATACATACGGGCTATCGGGGAGTCTAGATTCAACCTAGGTGACGTTATGTCTAAATACACAGGTGTATGGAAGTGTTACACCGCCCCAGAGAGCAATGCCTATCCAATTCGGTGTCCTGCTGTACGAATGGGCTCCTAACTCTCATCATTGGGAGTTGGGGGCCTATTCAGGCTACTGTCGTCACACAACTATTATCATTGAGAGTGAGACCAGGCTATGGGGCTTGGTGGCTCTCTATTATCAGGTAGTTCTCAAGCAATAACTATCTACCTGAGGAGGTAAGTATGGAAGATGAATACTGCTGCTACAACTGTAGTTATGTAGATTCTGATACAGGCGAAGATTATGGTCCTAATGGACCTTATTGGGAGTCTGAATAAATAACTATGCTCTAAGAAAGGAGGTTTCTATGGAATGTACACACGACTTCGAGGACTACTTCGGTACTGGATACGATAAGTGTCTAAACTGTGGTCGTACTCAACGCTCTAGGCATCTAGGCGTGCTAACACATCTTATGGATGAGGATGGCTATCTATATCCTAATCCTGCTCTCTCTACTATTAACTCTAAGAGAGAGTCTAATATCTCTATTACTCTCTATCTTGCTTCTGGTGAGATACTAGAGAATCTTTAATTCCCCGCCGTTTTTTACCCCTGCCATCAGTAAGGAGGAAGTAATGAAGCGTAAGTACACAGTAGATAATCCCCCTCATGTCTATGAGGTGGCTAAGGCTGTTAATGCCAGAGATGTTAGGCACTCCCTACACATCTACACAGGTATGCCATACAAGACCTATTGGACTCCTTCTCATAGGGTTCCTCTCTCTATTGCTATTGGGTTTATTGCTTGGTATCTGAAGCAATAGAGTTTCCCCGCGGTTTTTTGCAGGTAGGCGGTGACGGGTCTAGGGCATAGCCTCCGTATATACGACGCTATCCCTACGCCCTTCACTCTCTATCTGAGAGTGTTTAGAAAGGAATCCCTTATGTCTGATCTGTTTGATGGGACACAACTTTGTGCCCAGACTGACCCCGAAGTATTCTTCCCTATGAATAACTTTCACAGGAAGGCTGACTTTGCCTTTGCTGTATCTATCTGTAAGCAATGTCCCCTTATGGTGGCTTGCTTAGAGTACGCCAATAAGCAGAACGGCTCCTATGGTGTATGGGGTGGGCAGTGGTTTGATGGATCCGGCTATGTTTCCCCCGCTGTTGTAGAAAGGAAGGAGGTAGCAGCATAATGGCATATGTAATTACGTTTGGAATCATTGGGCTGGTCTTTGTATATGCAGCCATCAGTTATCAAGCCGAGATCGATAAGCAGTATCAAGATGACCTTGAGCAACACTATCGTGATTGGCATAGATAGTTTTATGTGAGCAAGCCTACACATCCGTAGGCTAGTAGGCGGGGGTTTGAGGGAGCCCCCGCCTATTTTTTTATCCCTTAGGAGGAAAGATGCAAACGCTACAAGTGACAGCAAAGATAAGCAAGCCTGTCATTACCCCCGCGGACAAGTTATCCCTGTGCGTGATGGTGGTGACCCAACTACTAGGAGCAGAGCATGTTCAGAAACTATCCCAACAAGGACAGGGTCAATCGGATACAGCAATTAAGGCGCTCCAATGCAGCGACTTCCTTACCCGACAAAAAGAAATGGTCACGCAAGGCGCGTAGGCTGTGGAGAAAGGAGATAGACAATGACTGAGAACACACAAGCACACGAAGACAATCAAGATGAGCGTCTTACAAAATTGGAAGGCTATGTGGCACAGTTACGCCTTGATGTAAATATCATCAAGATGCAACTCGACATACTAACGGAAGGTACAAAATGAGCCCTGAAGACATTACAACTATCAAGCCAGGCATCCGCCTACAAGGAGATGGTGGTGCTTCCACCGGTGCCCTTGTGCTTGCCAACAAGGAAGCAGATAACTTCACAGATATAATTCTGTGTTACGCAGAGAATAGTCCCCGCCATCCCTTTGTCGTGTGGTCATACGAGCACGCCTCAGGCATCTGCCGTAAAGGTGACTATGAGAAAACATTAGAAGCAGCAATGAACATCTATAAAGAAAGGGAATGGTAATGTACAAAGCAAAGCAATATTACTTTAAGCGATTCTCTCTTGCCTTTGGTATGAGCAAGAGGTTTGGTGTAGGTATCTATGTGGACAGTATGTGTGCCGGCATAGACCTAGTATGTTTCTGGATATCAGTAGAGTACTGAGCCCAACATAAACATTGCACGCCCGCCTATACCGCCTGTACTTACCCTGTCTAGCACAGGGTGGGTGTAGGTTGTATAGACAACCTAAAGGAGTACACGACATGACGTACTGGCTCGGAAAGGAGCCTAAAGGGCATAGCCCGAGTAACCTCGCAGACCCGTTAAGATTCCCACAGGCTCCGTGGACTGTGGATCAAGATGGCCTTGTACTGATTGTTTAAAAAGTGATTCTCCAATAATGGACAGCATGGGGGGTTGCCTAGCCAGCCCCCCATCTGTATTAGTATTCCCACAGTCGTGGGATGTACCTGCTAGAAGGAGGTACCCGCAATGGCAAACCCATTGCATTACTGCGGAGGATGTGGACGGCGTGTCCAACCACATCAAGCCGAGTTATCAATCAACCTAATCAAGGGTGGAAAGATGTATTTCCACGAGACTTGGGAAGGCTGTGTTGAATCTAATCAACAGAGGTCTGTCGCTATGACAGAGTCAGAGCGTGACCTTCAGTTGTTAGGTATGTGGAATAACCCGACAGGTTATGACTACAACTGATAACTCAATGTCCTGAGCATGACGTTAAACTGCTTACGCCCTCGTAGTTCAATGGATAGAACATCATCGTCCTAAGGTGAGTGTTGCTGGTTCAATTCCAGCCGAGGGCACGCTAGAAAGACACGGAGATGGGATGACTTTCAGTCAGAAAACCTCCCTCGTCTACGCTAGAAAAGCTGAGCATCTTTATTAAAACTGCTCACACCGAGTAGGCGCTACCGTCTAACAGAAAAATCCCGAACCGCCAACAATCCCAAAGTATGGTTAATTTCAGAAAGTGGAGGGGCGTACCGGCTGCCGTAAGGTAAGCGGTCAGAGAGTATCTTGAGACATTGGGGCGCCTACTCATTCTAATAGAAAGGGCAAAACTTGTTTCCAACACAAACAACCATCGCCAAACTCAAAGCTAAGGTAACAAAACGAGGCGGTGTGCTATTAGTTGATGACTCTATTCTTGAGTCGGCTAAGCGATTAGAATTCATTGTGAGTGCAGTTGCATATCACGGACTCACCTACAAGGAAGCGTCAGCCCTATGGGATGACGGTATTGACACTCTGCACACAAGTGTAGAGACCAACTAACCTACCGAAAGGGGCCAGCAATGGCAAAGGTAAAAGGCGGACGCAACGATAACCGTCCAAATGGCAAGGCAAGCAAGAAAAATCCAGGACCAGCGAAGATGGAGAAGACAAACTTCACCCATGTCAATGGTCGTACTCTCAAAAGCTATGAAAAGCGTGAAGCTTGGAAGGCTGCCGGTGGTCGTGCAGATCACAAATCTATTCCTCACTGGAAGACGGGTAAGGTATTTAATCCTCAAGCGACTTCCAATCTTGGTAAGTCATTGGTATGAATGACATACTAAAAGTCTATTCTCTGGACTACCTCAAAGAGAAACAGTATTCCGATAACATTACCGAGGATGCCACTCGTCTAGAGTGTGCTGGTAGGGCTATCGGTATGGTTGACCATATCGTAGAATCGAGGCTCTTGCACCTTACCGAAGATGAGCTTCAGAGTTTGAAGAGCGCATTGTTCTTCGCTATGGTTGACCAGACACCTGTAGGTGATGCCTACATGAATGACACGCTCGTGGTTATTGATAGCCAGGAGAATGAATACGTTGCAGGTATACCTGTAACACCACCGACTAAAAAGGAGGCCAGTGATGGCTAGAGTCACTAATCTAATAAACAAGGCTGAGGCCCTTAAGCAACTCAATGCGAGTCTTAAGACTAACAAGGCTGAGTATGATAAAAATCTCAAGGAGTACGAGACACGAAAGGCTCAGTACGACAAAGATCTCGTTGCATTCAACAAAGCAGTTGTTGCAGCATCAATCACACACCTCAAGTCCATTGATTTAAAAGACAATGTATTCCGAGGTTATTACAACGGAGTCAATGTTGACTTTAAGGTTAGAGTTGACCTCAAAGAACCTAATCAGAGTGAACTGTGCAAGCCGTCCAAGACGTTGATCCAACGTATTGAGCGACAGATTCGTTCTGTATCTATTATGGCTGGAGAGACATTCAACGCTAGTATGTTGGATGATGACTTCTTCAACTGCATCTAGCCCAACATAAACAATCGCCCCCGTTAGCAATGGCGGGGGCTTTCACATAAGGAGGCAACATGCGACCGTTCTTTAGAACCAAGCGTGTAGTACAACAGATAAACCAACTGATGTTTGAAGAGCATCAGGATACTCAGTTCAATGATAGCCAAGTTATGCGTTCGTATAGCTCAGGCATTATAGATGGTCTTGGCTTAGCCTTGAACATCCTTACCAAGTCCCCGGCACAAGATGCCTACGCCTACCCTATCAGTTTGTCCTTTTATGAGGAGGATGAGCCTAAGATGACAGTCGAAGCCGTACGTGAGCACGTATTTGACTTACAGAATGCAAGCAAGCTATCCTTATTTTATGAGGAGGTTGATTAATGTCCTATACATACCAACATATGTCTGACTTTCTAAACGGAGGCCGTAAGAAGTATGAGCGTCCAGCATACGATCGTGGTTTACGTGTGTGGAAAGAAAACCAGTGGGCACACAACACTGATATCCACATTGGTTGGACATTTAGTGGGAAACTCCCCTTTGTTACATGGCATGCTGATGGCACAACAACTATCCATGGCCATAGTAATAACCGTCTTAATTACCATGGTTGGACCCCATTGCGTAGCCAATCTGTTAGGCTAACCATCAGACGTTATGCCGGCATCAGTGTGTATCAGCGTGACTTCAAGTTCTACTTAGAAGAAGATGGTGCACCTCTTACGCCACCAAAGATCCAAGGTTGTCGTATGTGTAAGCAGTCCGGGTTGGTAGATGGCTGGTGTAATTCAAGTACTTGTTGGAATGGTGAGGTTTATCAAATCAACTCTGTGCAAAGTGTTTTTGCTTGCCCAGAACATCCTGATGCGGAACCACCGTACTCTTCATCTTATTACAGGTATCACAAGATACCTTGTGAGCACGGTTCACTTGATAACCATTCAACGCCTAAAACAGACCAATGCTATTACTGCAGCGGTTCCGGTAAACGGGACTATGGCAGTAAGCCTTTACGTACGCTATGGAGTGGGCAACCACTTCGCTTACGTGATGGCAAGATTATCCAAACAAAAGCAAGCCAATCACTACTAGAAAGGATGATGGCAGATGTCGTTGAAACTGTCAGTTAAGTACGATCCAAACAGTAAGCCAGCAATGATAGCAGGCCCAGTAAATGAGCCTGAGACTCCTGTGATATACCTTATGTCAGGTATGATCCCATCGAATCTTGCATTGCTCTCAACACAAACAAGCGCATTCCGCGATCTACTCATTGCTAACACTCTGAGCTGTCCGGATACTGAGTCTGTGCTAGCAACATTTGCACAGCAACTCAGGTGTGTAAATGGCACTATCTCACAACCATTAGACATCGTCTATTGTGAGTATGCTGCAAGCCTTGCATTCGCAAGCGATGATATGGATCTATTCAAAGAGATTCTTATCCGTGTAGAGCCTACAAAGATTAGCCCTTTCATACGAACTCTGTATGAAGCAGCGCTAGTAAATAAAAGCCTGAAGTCCAGCGATTACGTAAATATTGTTAAGAACAGCGTATATCGTGTTAAAGATCAATGGGAACGCGATAAGCAGAACCTAAACATCTAAGTTTGGTATCTCATATGAATACCAAATAGGAAGGGTTGGCTAAGCCAATCTCCATTATGTCCTACGTGATGCAATAGGCGGCGCAATATGACTAGTGCGTTATTAGCACGAACGATAACGTATCGACAGTTGAGCAAAGATGAGCTAGACCAGATGGCCTCTGATGGCAACGAAGGTAAGCCAACCCAACCTACTAACAAAGGAGATAGATCATGTGCCACCAATGTGGAGATGAGTATGAAGACGATGTTCAGTTTAGTTCTGAATTCGTTGATGATCTACAGGCTTTACCGCCTGATGTAAAAGAATCTGTAATCAATGACATGCAAGCATCTATTGCTTACATTATGGATAAGGCAGAGTCACAAGGATTCTTGTTCGAGATGATTACATCTTGGCCAAGAACAAAGGTTGCTATGTATGAAGCAGCCGCAGTCATGGAGAAAAATATTCTCGATGATGGTCACAACCACTAGAAAGGTACAACATGGAGATAGCAGTATTCACCGAGTCTTACGAACCTATGATGGGTGCTAAGCGACGTCAAGTCCTTATGGCTCCATATGAGGGCGGAGTTAAGATCTGGTCTCGATTGACCGATGGTAGTAAAGGCCCACATAACAAGTGGGAAGAAACTAACCTCGATAGCTTCGAGAGCATGATTGAAGCTGATGAGCGATTGACACGGACCCCTGTTGGTGTATATGTTACGGCAGCAGATGAGAAGGCAATCGCAGACAAAGGCTATTCTCCTGTATTAGGTACCAAGGCATGCAACCAGCATACCAAGGCAGAACCTACTACAGATACCACGCCGTTCTTAGACAAGCTCTACGAACTTCACGACCAAATACTAATTGGAGATGATGCATTGGATACATTCGTAATCGATAATCGACGTCAGTCCGGTTCTACTGTTCCGTTGGTAGTTCCCGTACCAACACAAACAATGGACAGCACATCAAACATCACGCATACTGAAGGCGGTAAGGTGTTCAACGTGAGGCTGGCAACAGTCCCACGCAAGGCACTAGCCGATCGTTATGTACATCGCAAGATCTGGGGTCAAGAAGACTTTGCAGTCTATGACCACGCTCGCAAGCAAGGTACAAACGTTCTTATCTACGGCCCTACCGGTCCTGGTAAGACCACATCAGTTGAGGCGTGGTGTGCCGCACGTGACCTACGTATGGCAACCATCTCAGGTAACGCATCTATGGAACCAAGCCAGATGACCGGTAAGTTCGTCTCTGATGGCGAAGGTGCATTCATGTGGATCGACGGTCCAGTTACCGATGTGGTTCGTAATGGTGGTGTCCTCTTGCTTGATGAGGTTAACTTCATCAATCCTAAGATCTACACCAATCTGTATGCATTGACCGATGGTCGTCGCAGCATTACTTTGCTCGATCATCATGGCGAGACAATTGAGGCTCATCCAGACCTCACTATCTTCGCTACTATGAATCCAGATTACATCGGCACCACACCGCTCAACTTCGCATTCCGTAACCGTTTCGACATCCAGATCCCATGGGATTACGATGACGCGGTTGAGGAGAAGCTGATCAGCTGTAAGTCTTTGCGTGTCTTGATGAAGCAACTTCGCATCGAGGCTGGCAAGGGTCAGTATGAGACACCAATCTCTACTAACATGGGTATGGAGTTCATCGATCTCGTAGGCTCACTTGGCTATGAGTTTGCATCCGAGAACTTCATCGCTCACTTCAGTGCAGATGAGCAAGCCAGCGTGCGTATGGTATTCCAGACTCACGAATACAATCTTAAGTCAGACCTTGGTCTTGAGGTAGAGATTGTAACTGAACATCAGGCTGAAGCAAGCCTTGATGAACGTGTCGCTCAGTGGGCGGCTCAAATTCCGGCTAGCGTATAAGGAGGCTCAATGCTTATAGACGAGATCGATAATAGCCCGTGGGGTCAAGAGGCACGGAGTGAGGATGATCAAGAACGTATCATCCAACTTGGTGCCTTGTGTCGTGTGTATGAGCAAGCGGACCGTGTACTAACTGGCGATCCGCTTATCGTCAACGTAATGCCTGATGGCCCTGCACCCGCATGGTCTGACGGTGCTGCAATCTATATCAATCAGCAAGAGATTACTGATATGGATCTGGAGACGTTGACACAGGTCACCGGCCTCAACTATCACGAGCTTGCGCATCACTTCTATACTCCTCGTAAGGGTACAGAGTTGATCAAGTGGGTGTTGGAAAACAAATACATGCAAGCAACAAATATCTTGGAGGACCAACGCATCGAGACATTGCTCGTTGCTAGGTATCCATCTGTAGCGCCGTATCTAATCGGTACGGTGGCTAGGTGGTTGGGTGAGTCACCGGAAGAGGTAGCAGGTACCTATCCGTTGATTCGTGGTCGTAGGTATCTTCCAGTAGAAATTAGGGAAGCATATCGTGACGAGTTCGCATTCCCCGACCTCATACCCAACATCATCGACATCGTGGATCAGTATCGTGTACTTGCATTCCCTAGGGATTATGCTAAGGCTCGAGTTCTTATCCAACGGTTCCAAGATGAGGTACTGACTCCAATGGGTATGCCAGATATATCTGGTGGCCCCAATGGTTGCGGTAGTCGTGACCCAATGGTTAAAGGTCGTCCTGAGCCTGGCAAGATGCAGGAGAAAGATAGCCAACGTGCTGGTGGCATGGGCAAGCAAGAGAGTCCGTATACTGGCAAGCCTAAAGCTGCGCCCAACACAAACACGTCACAGCCAGGTCAAGGTGACAAACCACAGCAACATGTGGA